ACCTCGATGGCTTGTCTGGGAAAATTTCCCTGGTGTCTTGTCATCTAACGGAGGAAAAGATTTTGGTTCCTTCCTCGGAGCGTTGGGGGAGCTGGGGTATGAGTGGGCATACCGAGTCTTGGACGCTCAATGGTTCGGAGTGGCCCAAAGACGCAGACGTGTGTTCGTTGTCGCACATCTTGGAGAAGGGAACCTTGCCGCAAAGGTTTTATTTGAGTCCGAAAGCGTGCGCAGGGATACTCCGCCGAGCCGAGAAGCGGGGAAAGGAGTTGCCACCAATGTTGAAGCAGGCGTTGGAGTTAGTCCAACAATCACCCAGTGCAAAGGAAGTCGAGGAGGATGTAGTGACGAAGCTTTGATGGAAATTAGGGCAGTTCACGAAGCGATTAACGCTGGCATACCAGATGTATGCGCAACGATTGACTGCGGACTAGCAAAACAAGTTGGAAAACAACTGACGCAACAAGCTGAAAGTTTTTACTTTCCAATCCCAATCCACGATCAAGCCACACGCAACGCTGGCAAGCGTGGTAACAAGCAAGACGGAAAGGGAAATGGACTTGGGGTGGGTAAGCCAGGTGATCCTGCGCCCACCCTAACTAAAGGAGACAAGCACGCAATTGCTTTTCAAACTTCCGAGCTTCGACTTACAGGAAAGCTAACCGAGAAATCTGTTTGCCCAACTCTCAAGGCAAACACAAAGGCTGGCGATACTGAGGTCAAGGTTGTCCTCTACGAAAACCATCCCAACGACAGCCGAGTAACTGGCCCGCACGATGTTGCTCCTAGTTGCGTGTCACGATATGGGACTGGCGGTGGGAATGTGCCGTTGGTGCAGGAGGCGATTGCCTTTGAGCCTGGCATCGCAACAAGGGAAGGCAGCGAGAGCAGATTTGTTAAAGAACTATCTCCGACATTGCGGAAGGAGATGGGAGACAATCAGGTGGCGGTTAGTGATAACCGAATGGCAGTACGCAGGCTCACACCAAGAGAATGTGAACGACTCCAAGGCTTTGATGATGACCACACGCTGATTCCTTGGCGTAACAAGCCAGCGGATCAATGCCCCGATGGGCCACGATACAAGGCTCTTGGAAACTCTATGGCTGTGCCGTGCATGGCTTGGATTGGGAAAAGGATTGACGCAGTTGAGAAAACTAAATAGAAAGGCAGGCCAAATGAAACTATGGACAAATAACACCAACGCAATTCACAAAGTCGATGACAATATGCTCTACCCGCGCACTACCTATGTGCTGCCCGATGAGCTAACTGGACCAACCTGGGACGATTCAATCCCTTGCCCACACAAGATCAAGCCTTACTACAAGGGGCGCGCTGCTGGTGGGGCAACAGCCGTGTACCGCGCTGGTGCAATCGGTGACGCGATCATCGCTACTGCCTTTGTCAACTACCTGGTGCAGGAGTCGGGTGGGGTTGTGGAGGTTTACGCTCCTGCTCGCAACCTGCCTCTCTACGCTGGGCTGGGTGCAAAGCTGTGGCCGTTGCCGTCCTCGCTGGAAGCTTGGGATTCTTTCGATGCTCACTTACCTACGGATGATTTATTCAGCGGACAGGTAGGCAACACGAAGCTAGGCACTGGCGGTGGCAACTGCTACCAGCGGATCTACGAGTGGATGGGTGTATGGGATGAGAAGACGATGGCTAAGTATTGTAAGCCAGTCCTGCATCTAATTGAGCCAGACCACGAAGAGCTAAAGGCGATGGGCAAGTGGCCGTTGCCTAGTCCGTTCTTTGCTTATCATGTCAGCAGTTCTGGTCCTACCCGCACCTACCCGCCAACGATGGGGCAGGAGGCAGTGCTGGCGTTGCTAGAGGCTTACCCCAAACATCACGCTGTGATTATCGGGCTGGATAACTCAAACAACTTTAAGGTAGATCATCCGAGAGTGATCGACCTATTCAACTGCACCAAGGCTGTGCGCTCGCTGTTCCCGATTATTAGCGGGGCTGACTTTGTTGTCGCGCCAGATAGCTCAGTCAATCACATGGCTGCTGGATTGGATACGCCGTGTGTGTCGCTGTGGGGAAGTTACGATCCAAAAGATCGTGTTAGTTTTTACCCTAAGAACGTGTCGGTGTTCAAGCCCGATACCTGCCCGCACGCACCTTGCCGTCCGCACGCTGGGTTGCCCCAGGCTAAGTGTAAGGATGCGAGTAACAAGACACCTCGAACTCAATACTGGTGTAACGCCCTGCGGAATATTACAGCGCAAGATATTGTTGAGGCCAGTAAGAAAGCGATGGAGTTGTGAGCGACTTAGAGCAGATTGCGGCGAAGAAGATTGCCATGAACCATGATGGGTGGAAAAGGTTTGGATATAAAAAGACTGTCCTTGATGCACTCGCAAGGTGGCTTGATAAGGATGAGCCAGACCATGATCTAGCTGCATCTATATTCGCTGTTGCAGATAAATATCTTCCAGACCTTTACAAGATAGATGAGGATAAAAAGATAATTGGACTTATGGAGATTGAGGACTATTCCAAGCTGCGAACGGATAAGCTGAAGGCATACTCGGAGCTATGGCATGATGCAGACTTCTACGGGATAACTATAGAAATATATACCGCAGATAGGTACGGCAGGAACATAGAATATCTTGACCTGTTCCCAGGCTTCTGTCATACAGCAGAGGAGGCAAACAAATAACTAACTGGCGTTGTGGTATGCAAGGAGATCTTGCATCGGGCGTTTCCTCAGTGTGTCTACCCCTTGAATCAGAGCCAGTTTGAATTTCTATGAGTGAAGAGATAAAGATGTTTAGTGGATTGGCCGAAGAGCCAGAACAGTATCTGTTTGGCTTTGCAGCCGAAACGGAAACATTAAGCACGACAGCATTGTCAATTGATGCAATGCACTACTCGCACAAAGTCGGCGAGATAGGTGAGTTGCAGTTTGATATATGGGCAATCAGCAATGGGCTGAATGCGTGGAGGTCAATCAATCCTCATACAAAGATAGATCGGATAGTCGCAATGAATGATGGAACATTTAGAGGATTCCACATAAAGACCTCCACGTTTCAAAAAAACAAAAATAGGTATCAGTTTAAAGCTTCATCAGATCCAGATACATTTCCAACAGATTACTGGTTTCTAGTTGGATTAAATGGTGATCTTGGGGTTGCCTTCAAGCTAATTGTTCCATTTGATAAATTTGGACACGATCAGTCAATTACAATAAGCAATACCTACATTCAGGATTATGTTGAATACCTTAAAGTACCAAGCGAGTTTGTGATATGAACGACAAACAACGGCAAGCTGAAGAGATTGTAGGCCAAGTGGATTGGCAGTCCGAGAATCACGGGCTGTGCAAGTGTCCAGGTGAGGCTGCGCATACCAGCCACACTCGCATTAGAGATACAACGGTGTTCGTAGATGGCGCGCCGACCATATTCTGCTGGCATACTTCCTGCACGCCGTATCGTGATGAGGCTAACCGCAAGTTGCGCCGAGCCATATCGAGCGATGTGCTTTACAAGCCAGTCAACATTATGTCGGGTGGCACAGCCGTACCGAAGTTGGTCATCAAGAAAGACCCGCACTCCGAGGTGCTGGATAGGATTAAGACGATTGCTGAATCCAATAAGCAAAGATACTTGACTCACTACAATTGGGACCCAGCGGATATGTATGAGGAAAGTCCGACCAAGCTTGGCGATCCAGCGCAGGACTATCAGTTGTTCCTATCGCTGTTCAACGCTCTTGACAATATCTGGATAGGCAACGTAACAGACAGCGGTAAGCATCCACAGAACTTCCGCATAGTTTACGAGTGGAAGAAGCTGGATGAACCAATCGGGCAGTACACAACTGGCGCGAGCTACAAGCAGGGTACAGTCAGCCGATCTAACGATACGGTTGAGCATAGGGTGTTCTTGGTTGTCGAGTCGGATGTACTCAGCAAGCCAGAGATGGGCGCGGTGTTCCAATTGATGCGCGATTTATTCAGCATGAAACTACACGCTGTCGTGGATACTGGCGGAAAGAGCTTGCATGGTTGGTTTGAGATGCCACCAAAGAACGAATGGGTGGAACAATTAAAAGCTTTTCTTATTCCGTTGGGCTGCGACCCTGCAACATTCAAACCCAGTCAACCCGTTAGGATTCCTGGGGCAAAAAGAAACGACAAGATGCAAAGCCTGCTTTGGTTTTGCAAAGGAGGAAAATGATAGAGCCAGCAGTAGCACTTGGTATCAAACCGAAGACGGACGAGTGGCCGCCGATCAAATCTTATGCACAACTTGTTAAGGAAGACTTGCCCGCACCAGAGACACTAATTGAGGGAATGCTGCACAGAGGCGGGAAGATGTTGCTGGGTGGAGGTAGCAAGGCTTTCAAGAGTTGGAGTCTAATCGACTTAGCCCTTTCGTTACACGCTGGCGTGCCGTGGTGGGGGCAACAGTGCAAGATGTCGCGGGTGTTGTTCATTAACTTTGAGATCCAAGAGTGGAGCTTCCGCAATCGGTTAGCCGATGTTATCAAAGCCAAAGGACTAGAAGATAAGGCTGATGACTTTGATGTGTGGACGCTCCGAGGCCACGCTGCCGATCTAACTCTCATCCGTCCGATGATTGAGAAGCAGATCGAAGGTAAGGGTTACCAAGCGATTATACTTGACCCAAACTATATGCTGATGGGTGAGAGAGATGAGAACAGCGCGGGCGATATGTCATCACTGATGAATGAGTTTGAGTACCTAGCGACCCGTCACAATCTGTCGATCATCCTATCGCATCACTTCTCCAAGGGTAACAAGTCGGGTGCAGAGTCGATTGACCGCTTCAGTGGGTCGGGCGTGTTCGCCCGTAATCCAGATACCTTGGTCGTTCTGACTGCCCACGAGGAGGATGAGAAGACTTACACTTGTGACATCACACTGCGTAACTTCCCGCCAGTAGATAGCTTTGTCGTTCAGTGGCATTACCCGCTGTTCCAAGCCAACTTTGCGCTCAACCCCGACAAGCTAAAGAAACCAGGCGCACACAAGGCTGTTGACGATAAAAGGTTCTTAACTGAGATGGGTAGCAAGCAGTGGCAGGCTGGTGATTTATGCCGCCATATCATTGAAAAGTTGGAAGTATCGGAAAGCACCTTTTATAGGTATCTAAAACGCCTTCATAAAGCCAATAAGATATTGTCTGACAGCGGCTTGTATATTGCCAATCAGACCGCTTTCTAATCCACTTTCAACCCACTATCATTTATAGAGCAGTCAGACTCCTTATATATATAAGGAATAATTCGCGAAGGAAAAGTAGGAACAGGACTCCTTAGTCCGTCCTGTCCCTACTACGCTACGCTATTTCCGTAGCGTTCTCCTAAATGAACAAACAGGGCTGGCTGGGCTGGGCTGGGCTGGCTCGCACACGTTCACACCTGCCAAGGAACGAAGTTGGTTATCAGGTGCTGGGTGTGGTACAATCGTGAAATGAACAACAGTAAACCTGGTTTGTATGCAAACATTAACGCCCGCCGCAAGGCTGGCACTAGCCGTCCTAAATCTAAAAGCACCATCAGCCCCAAGGTGTGGCGCATGATGAAAGCCAAGAAGGGTGGGTTTGAACCACGATAGAGAGCAACTGAAGGTGGCACATAAGTTTATTGCCCTGCTTCAGAGAGAGAACGCCCAGCTACACGGCGTTTTACGCTTGTTAGGTCAATTGGTTGATGATATGAATGCCAACTGCTCCTATGAAGTATTCGAAGTGCAGTGGAATAGCCTTACCGAGCAGGTCAAGAGGCTGTCGGGATTCTTTGAAGGCCACCAGAAGGCACTACAATCGCTCCACGATGCTTGCCCTGAGGTTTGGGATACCGATGAGGTAGATGATGAATCCTAGAGAACTGCCTTGCAACAGCCCTAGGCGTACACCTGGAGGACCAAAGAAGTTTGTGGTGCGTGCTTGCCAAGGTGGTGAAAGTAAAACCATCCGCTATGGCGACCCCAAGATGACGATCAAGAAGAGCAATCCAGACCGCCGTAGGAGCTTTAGAGCTAGGCATGGGTGTGACAGCAAACCACCAAGCAAGCTAACCCCACGTTTCTGGAGCTGCCGAAATTGGTAGTTACATGAAAAGCAAAAAGGCTTTAAAATCGATTCCTTGCCCCCCAGAAGCCTCGCTACGGGGTCGGGATAGGCAAAATGGTAAAAGATGCGGAACTAAAACAAAGGCCCAAGAATCGAGTTTAAACGCCAAGTTCAAGGTTGAACCGCTAGACAACAAAGCCTGCTGTTGCCGTATCGGACGCTAGACTGCCGTTTGTAGCACCCTTATAGCACCCTTATAGGGCTATTCTACACACCCCTTATAGGGCTAACGCTCCCGCAAAAGGCTACACTACCGTTTGGTAGCTGGCCTACCGTTTTCGGTCCGCCACTTATCCCAACGCTCCCGTTGAGCCTTACTAACCTTGGCATAATGCTCCCGCGATAACTTGCGAGCCTTGCAAGATCCCTTGACGCTCCCGCCTTTCTTGCCTAGGCGCGAAAGGTACGCTTTAATAATCTCATCTTCTGTCATATTTTGTATTGTCCTTATAGGCTGCGCTGCCGTTTGTTGTAAAGGCTTATTGACTGCGCTGCCGTTTGTTAACAAGCGCAAAAAGCATGAGCCGCCAAGGGTGGAACTTGGCAAGCTCTTTAGGTTAGGCGTTTTCTAGTTCCTCTTCTTCTGCTTCCACCTCCTCCACTATGCTTTCAGCCTCTCTATAGTCATAATGATTGCCGTTAATCTCTTCAGTGATACTATCGTTCACCAACCCATCCGCATAATCACACACACCGCAGCGGAACGCCACGGGGTCAAGTTCCTCGACAATGCGAGAAGCGCAGAATGAAAGCCCCGCCACTTTCACCTCTGGCTCGCACTCATCTAACATATCCCGATAGAGTTGCTCTAAATCCACTGGCTCAAGTTCCGCCACGATTCTTTTTTCTGCTTTTTCTTTTATGGTCATATTGTCTTTTCTTTCTTTCTTTCATTCGCGCAATCACTAGGACTGCGCTGCCGTTTGTTAGGTTGACCCTATCGGGTCTTACCTTTGCTTCCCTCGTGCTAGGAGGGAAGACAAGGGAAGACTTATTTTGCTTTATTCAAAATATCATCCGCCCAATCAATAACATCTCCCGCAGGAATATCATTCAAGTCCTCATCACCATGCTGAATGAATGCCCTTCTTACGGAACGCACGAACAGAAGTGCCTCTCTTAATTGTTCTTCTTTTGTCATATGTCTCCTTTCTTATTTTGTTTTATTCTTAGGCCACACTAGCCATACAAAGGCGAGCAGCAGCCCGCCGTGGAGTAGCCCAAGCGCGTAAACTTGTGGGCAGTTCATCGCGTTACCTCTTCCAATCTCTCCAACGTCTCTATTACAGAGTCGATACAGTCTCCAACTGTGGTATCCGTATCTTCACTATCCTTAGGCTTATTCTTTATGCGTTTGGATAATGCTTTTCGAATGTCGTACATATCGAACAGCGCAGAACTAATTTCGTTTCTCATGCCATGACCTCCTCTCTCGCGCTTGAATTGCGCATGACGTATCCAATCGCGAGCATGGTATGAGGATTCCACTTATAGCAAGCGCAATCCGCTGCCAAGTTCATGCGAAAGGCAAGAGAATCCTCTTGCCCCATAGTCGCATTCTCAACCGCTATTCTACGCGCTTTAGGAAAGTCCTTCAGCGCAATTTCAATCGCTTCCGCTCTTGTGTATCTCATTTTGTTTGTGTCTCTCTTTCTTTTCTTATTATCGCGCTCCATTCCATTCCCTCCCGCTGCACCCAACGTAGGGCGCGAGCGTAGGAAGTGAACCGCGCGAAAAATTGCCCGACTGAATTGTAAACGGCGTAGGAGTGTTTAGTGTTTGCCATATGCAACAACCTCCTGCTTCTTATCCCAACAAGCGCGACAAGTTAGGCACTTGTTTCCCTGCTCTGAGCTAGGGCAAGTCTTCCCGCTTGTCACTACAGTCGACACTTGAACGCCTAACCGCCTAGCCAATGGCAACGGCGCAATGCCGTCAATCATATGCGCGGAAAGGCGAATGGTGAGATTCTCTGGTACTTTCCCGCCATTATTGATGAATGATTGCAAAATGCCCGCTTCTCTCGTGGGCAGCCAATGGCGCACGTTTGGGGTACGCTCGCATACTTCGACTATCTTTTTTAGATGATTCTGATTTTGGATATCTCCCGAATCGTGCCATCTAAAAAACGCATTCCCTTCCGCTTCGATGAGGTAAACCATGCTATCCACCCAATCGTTACGGCGCAAGGAACGCAATCTGCGAGCTAGCGCATTCCTTACGGCGGGGTAATTATAATTACCCTTCATCGCGTAGCACTTGCTGCACACCGAACCCTCAACTTTCCTCAACTTACCGCCTACCTTGCAAAGGGAAGCAGGAATAGAATATGCGGGGCAAGGCATTTTGGAAGGCCGAGAGAATCCACCTCCCGTTGACGTTGTCGCATGTTCGAATGTCATCATATTAGCTTCTCCCCGCGAATGCACTACGCACTCCTGCGTTTATGGTCACCCAATCTCTGATTTTGCTGGCATAGTAGGAAGTAGTGAGTTCATTCAAATACAACTCAAGTTTAAAACTATCTAACTCCCATCGGAATTGACGAATTTCAATCGTCTCTTTTTGCATCGTCGCATTCCTGATTCTCACCAAGTTTTTATCTTCTGAAATTATCACTTGGATAATTCCGCCCGTGCAATACTCTCCAAGTTTAAACGTTTTTTTCATAGTGTGTAGTTTTCTTTCTTTTGTTTAGTTTTTACCAAAGTACCCAATCGCCATAAATACCGCGCATGGCGAGAGGAATAGGATTGCTAGGGTAAGGTCAATCATGACGCGCTCTCCATGTTTTTCTCGTAGGCCTCTTGGCACTTTTGAAAAACATCTGGATTCTCTTGGGCAAGTTTTTTGAGAATTCTTTTCCCAAGCTTTCCATGTTCATCAATTCTAATCGATCGCTCAATAAATTGAGCAATTGGAAAATTGCTTGTTAGATCGTATTGAGCGCGAGTTCCTCGAATTCTCAAATATGCCCCGCACTTGTCGCGCCTGACATTATAAATTCTTCCACTTAACTCAATGTCGATGTCAAAGCTTTTGTCTTGATAATTGCGAGTGACTTTGACCGCGCTCGCTTCGGTGTTGTTGTGCGTGTTACTTGTCATACAGTGAATGTAATACAAGCGGACTGAAATAGCAAGACTTGTGGAGAGATTAAAAATGTTATAAGATTGACTTATGGATGATATTAGCGGAACTCCAACCGCACCGATAGAAAAGGCGAAGAATGGGCGCGAGATATTTTCTGATAAGATTGCCGACGAGATAGTGGCAGCTTGTGGGAGTGGGTTTACTTTAGAGAAAGCGGGCGCACTTGTGGGCGTTAATCCCTCCACAATTCGAACGTGGGCGCAGCGTAAACCCGATTTTGGCAAGAGAGTCGAGACAGCCCGCAAAAAGCATGAATTGTCTCTTCTAAAGGACATACAACTTGCGGGCGAGAAGTCATGGCAAGCCAAGGCTTGGATTTTGGAGCGCGGCTACAATTGGGCGCAGCCAAGTGCGCGTCTCCAAGTCAGTCAAGACGTTACGCATGGGATAAGCGGAAACTTGGCCTCACTTCTCGCGGGCATCGCGGGGAGAAAGAGAGCGCAAGTGATTGATGCTAAAGCAGTTGAGGTAAAACAAGCCCTACCAATTCGAGACAATAGCTATTGTGCGACAGATGCTACGCAAACTATTGTCACTACAACGCCAGAAAAATCTGGGAAGACTAGGCATAGAGCAATGAGAAGACGCAAGCCAAGGAAAGAGAGCCTTGCCAAGTACACCACCACGCCACCCGCCGATCCCCCAGCCACCATTTAATACGCATAAACCCCCCCAAATTATTCTGGCTCAAAACAAAAAGAGGTCTTAAACATCACCAATGCCAAAGCCTCCCAAGCGTAGTCAAGAAGAGATACTAGAAGACCTCTCTAAACCCTCTGCATTCGCATCTAATGTATTGGGCATCAATCTTTATGACTGGCAAAGGAAGGTATTACGCGATTTAGAGCCTAGAGACTGTCGCGTAGCCCTGCGCGCAGCCAACGGCTCTGGCAAGACTAGCACCGTCATTTCGGCTATTTTGATATGGCACGCGCTCGTTTACCCACGCTCAATTGCTGTAACTACGGCGGGCGTTTTCCGCCAAGTCGAAAGCCAACTCTGGCCTAGCCTGCGCAATCACATTGCCAAGCTTGGTGGTGCTTGGGAGGTCACATCTGGCGAGATCCGCTACCTCCACCCAAACGGCAACACATCACG